ACATTTTTTAATCCTTTACGGTGCTGTAGGCCAAACGATGTCATCAGGGTCAGACTTACTAGCTGGTAAATCTCGCAGGGTTTTTCGATGCGCCGTCCAAGCATCTGACATAGTTACGTCTGAGTTTGCCATCCAATCAGACTGAGCAAGTAACCCATCACGTTTAGTTCTAATTGCTTCCCACTTACCAGCTAAAATATCTTTTGCTAGTTGGTCAGTGTCCTTAGATGCAGTGTCACCGCTTACGTCCCAGTAAGCCAATTGATTATCTAAGTCTTGAACTACCTTGCCGCCATAAGTAACGACATGAGCATCAGCGTCAGATTTATTATCGAAGTCTTGGTATTTTGTAATAGCCCCACCGTTGTGGGAGACTACGGCTGTAAATTCTTTCATTTTAATCTCCTACTTCGGGTTGTCTGTCTTGACTTTATCAACAATAATTTTCATAACAGCTTGGTTATCTCCACCCTTCCACAGTGCGTCTAGCTGGTCGCCAATAGAAGGATAGCTGTTGCGTCTGTTAGTTGAAACCAGATCAGCCGCATCTTTAGTTTTCTGTGTATCAAATAATGACTGTTGCAAAGTTGCTGACCCATCAGCTACCTTCCAATAAGAAGGTTGTCTCCAAGCCTCTAAACCATCAGCAACTTTGTCTTCTAAATAAAAAGCATCTTTATCACCTTTGCTTACACACGTTGCAACACAGGCTTTGGCTTGATCTTCAGTGTCAGCTTGATTAGTTTTTGTAGGTATACCATCACTATCCCAAGCCGCAATTATTGAATAAGTCATTGTCTTTCCTTATGTGACAGAATTATTAATGCCCATGAAAACGTAGCGTCCATTTACAGTCCCACCACTTGGCGAAAGTTGAATAGCATCTACGTCAGCGGCACTTAATCGAGCAAATACAAGCTTCGAATACATTAATAAAGCACTCGCATGAAATCCTGTATGGTCAGCCATAATCAAAGTATACCCAGTGTTATCAGGAGCCACGATTGTCACTTCACCTACCATGTGTTCACCTGTGCCAGAGGCCATGATAAATCCACCATTTGATGCACCACGAGTAGTCGTAGCTTTGGAATCACCTGTGCTATTATAATCAACAGCCCCGGGATCGTTTATAATATGACGCCAATAGTAATCTGATCCACCACCATCGTATGAACTACCGCCATTCGTACTAGTTTTATAATGAACGTCTGCTCCATCTTGACTTGGGGTCATTTCGTAAAATATTTTGTAAGCATCATATTTACTACTATCAAACCCAGTTATCGCTACAGTACTAGCTGATGAAAAAGTAGCTCTTGCAATTACGGCTGTGCCACCGCCACCAGCATCAGTAAAGCTGAGAACTCCCGATCCGTTTGTTTTCATAACCTGATTTGCACTGCCGTCAGCCGCTGGATAGGTCAGTCCGTCAATAGTTACAACTCCACTGCCTTCAGGAGCTAGAGCTAAGTTGCCACTTAGAGCCGTGACTGCATCTGTTATAATTGTGGACAATTTCTATCTCCTATTGAAACAAGACGTTGACTGTGCCAGCGTCAAAAGTTGAAGCACTAATTAAAGCTAATTGAGTTAATTCCGCGCTCAGAGCTTTGTCACCGCCAGTAAAGCCATATGATATTCCATTTTGAAAATTACCAGTTCCAACCCAATGATGATTCGAGGCGTCTTGGAGTGTGAGAAAAATCTGACCCGTAAACGAACACCCGCCTCCCACTTGTTCTTCTATCAGCCAACCATCAGTAGCGTCAGTGTGCGTAGCCGTGCTGCTTTGAATATCCAGCCCTTTTGTGTCATAGCCGCTAGTCTCAATGCCACCTGCATCGCCAATCCTCAACTTAAAATCACCACCTGATGCAGAACTAACATTGTTTAGCATAACGATGACCAATTTTGCACCGCTGGCAATGCCTGTTATCGAAACTGAGTTTCCTGTTGTAGTGGCAACTTCTGCGGTTTGTGTAAACCCAGCGGAAGGAGCATCAATAAAGGACAGCACCCCAGAGCCGTTACTCTTTATGATTTGACCTGCGCTGCCGTCGACATGAGGCCAAGTCAGACCATCAAGAACCAGCTTGCCTGATCCGGTTGGAATAACCGCTATGTTTCCGTTTGTGGACTTCTCATTGATTGTATCGACTTTAAGTGTACTCATGTCATATCACCACAAAGTTTGAGCCAGAGGCGAGAGTGAGCGTTACGCCAGAAGCTATTGAAAATGGTCCTGTGCAGCTACCATTGTCGGTTGCTGCCATTGTTTGCGAAGTGTTTAGTATTGCTTCGTTGACTCTAATTATGTCACCTGATGTGCCGACTGACGATCCACTTGCACCCTCACCTAGGAAAGCACCGCCGCCGCCACCACCAGGTTTGGTTCCAGCCAAACACCAACCTGTTTGTCGATATTTGCCTGTATCATATTCAACAAATTCAAGCTCATCGCCCGCCTCTGTCGTAAAGTTTACTGCACCCGCTAAAATAAGATTTTGTGCGTGATGGGTTATTACACAAGCACCATCAAAATGTAGCTTGATAAGCGTACCAGCACCACCTGTCGTGCCAATGCCTGTAATGCCTGTCGTTCCAGTTACATCGAAATAGTTTCCATCCGTTCCGACAGACAACGTGCTGTTACTGGCAACGTCTGCCCCTTTGGACCATTGTATTTGATTTCCTGCGGCATCCAAATCGCCACCCAATTGAGGGGAAGTGTCATCAGACAACTCAGTCATGCTGCCGTTGTTACCACTAAACGCTATTGTAACGCCTATAACGTCAGCATCTGCCAGCGTTCCAAATGTTGCCTGATGCGTAACCGTAACCTTGCTGTAGCCACTTGTTGAAACCACTGACCCAGACACTTGAAAAACAACTCCGGCTGTGCCTACACCAGCTTCTTGGATATATATCACCGCAGAATTTGACGCTGTTGGAGTTGCAAAACTATCAACAAAAGAGTTGATGTTTGTGCCGTCATTTGTAGTGTCCGAAATGTACAATAGTGTGGCATTTGCCAGCGTACTATTGTTTGCCCAAATTTTACCAGAACCTTGATTTGAGTCACCAGTTGCAGTCTCAAACGTCATCTGCAAGCCCGCAGCCTTTGTCGTTGAGTCCGAATACGCTTTAATGCTCTCACTAGTGGCTAGGGTAGTCGCAGAGGCGTCACTAAAGGCGTCTGTGTCGTTTATGCCTGTAACAGTAGCACCAGAAGCTAACACCAGTGAGGTGGCTCCTGTGATCGTAGTCGCTGTAAGTGCCGCACAATTAAATGGCGCAGCGGCTATCGTTAAATTGCCTGTACTGCCTCCCGTTGCTGTCGTGGTTCCGACTATCCAGCCATCAGCCGACTCATCCCAGGCCACAATTGCGTTGTTCCCAGTTGAACCTCGCTCGATTACAACGCCAGCGTCATTTGTTGAGCTAGTTACTCCGTGGTTTAGTTCTATTAAATTGTCTGCAACAACAAGGTTATCAGTGTCAATGGTTGTCGTAGTCCCTTGGACATCAAGGTTTCCTGTGAATACGCCATTGGTAAATTGAACATTGTTGCCTGTGCCAAGGCCAATAGATGTTCGTAATGTGGCTCCTGACTCCGCTACTGGGTCCGTGGTTCCATCGCCTACAATCATTTCACCATTTGCTAAAACGGCCATTGCAGTAATTGCACCAGTGCCAGAACCTAGCAAGACGCCACCATCAGTCAGCGTCGATGCTCCAGTGCCGCCATCTGCTACAGGTACATCAGTGCCACCAGCCCTATAGATAATGTTGCCTTCTATGTTTACGTTGCCAGAGCTTTGCCTGGTTATCGTGGTATCAGTTGCGTGGCCCAATTCAATGCCTGTGAATTGTGGGCTATTAGCAATGCCAAATCCGGCAGGGAAACCAGTAGGTGAAAGCAGTTGGAAGTTACCCGCTGTGGCTTCGTAGGCTACAATATAAAGGCCACCAGCAATAAGGTCACCAGCAACCAAAGCTACATTATAATTCTTGACAACCGCCTTTGCTCCAAGACCATCAACATTAAGCGTGACTGCCGTTGTGTTAGCAGCACCAGCTTCAAAGGCAAACATCGTGCCTTGAGCATAAGCAGCTAAACTCAATCCTGACGTTAGCGTCATGGTGTTAGCCGTTGCACTAATTTTTGCGCCACTTAACAAGGTTCGCCAATCAGCTACCTGTTTCATAAGCTCTCGTGCAGAATTGTTTACTGTGCTAGGGAGTTGATTTTCAGCCCAGTTAATTGGTGTTCCAGCGTCATCATTCTCTGATGCAGTAGATGACCAATTGTAAATTGTTGCCATGTTATTGTCCTGTTCCTAATAGATACGGGTCACGTTGTGCATAAGGTGTTAATTCGTTATTCAAACCCATTATATAGCCTCTTGCGGCTGGAACTCTTGCTGCTGCTGACAACAACGCTTGCCTTCCTCCTCCTTGCGTTGGGCTAGGCAATAAAGGTAATTTAGGTGGCATGGCGTAACCTCCTGTTGCTGCTATGTCTGGGTTGTTTGCACGTTGTGCATACATTGGTGACCTTGTTCTAAAAAGCTCATCTAATTTTTCTACTCCACGCCTTGTCTGGCCTCCACCAATTTGCCTAGCTGTTGCACCAAGAACAGGTGGCACAGCAGCTAATGCAAGTCCTGGCAAACCTGCCAAGGAAAAACCTAACGCACCAGCACCTACTCCTGGCGCTGAAGGCATGATACCTCCACCACCCCCCATTAAATTACCAAAATGTCTCAATGCGTTTGTTGTTGGCTTGCCTGCAATTACATCGTCAACAGCTTGCTGTTCAGCTTTTGACAGTCCTCGTGAACCCTTTTTACTTTCAATAAAAGACACTAACCTTGATCTTAATTTATTATCAATATTGCTGCCTGACCCTGTTGCGCTTGTCTTCCTTTGTGCGCTTTTTAGTAGATCAGTAATCTTATCAGATCGAAATCCAGCAGCAGCGTTACCCCTTGCCTCTTTTAATATTTGAGCAGCTTCGGCAGGGTTTGTTGCATTTGTAGCAATATCATCTGGCTTTATATTAAAATGAAAATCATCTAAACTACGTTGCACATAATTAGCAGTTGCTGATTTAGCTGGTTTAGGATCACCTGCAAGCCTTCCTAATTCTTTATATACTTCATTTATAACGCCTACTGACATAGTTGAGTTAGGCGCAGGGTTCGCTAGTTTTTTTAATAGTCCGTGTACCTCTTTGTATGTTTCTGGTATTCGTGATTGCTCGTTTAATTCGTCAATGGTTTTATTGGCCCAATTTTGTATAGCACTAGATTGGTATTCAACTCCTAAATTTTTAGCCTTTTCATATCCTTCACTTGCTGCTTTCTTTAATTCTTTTTTAGTTGGAACTGGTTGTTTTTGGTTACGCGAAGAAATAGCTCCTCTGCCTCGCATCCCTGCGCTCATTGGTGTAAAAACACCCGCAAATTCCGTTGCTCGTTGTAATCCTTCTGGTGAAGTTGGGTCTAATTTTCCAGTTAAAACATCGCCTGGTGCTGCAAATCCACGCTTAATCATACCTAATAAACCAGCACCTGTATCAAACTGTGTTTGCCCTTGTGCGTCTTTTGAAAACGGCAATATTCCAGCTTGGTAATTGTTACTTGGTATTACATTATTAGGCGCAGGGGCAACAGTAGGCACTGGTGGGGGCGGTGGAGCAGGCGTATCTGTAGGCGCACCAACAGGTGGCACTTTCATGTACTTCTTAATAGACCTTTCCATTACTTGTGGGTCTATATCGTCAGGAAATTCTAAAATTGTACCATCAGGCAGTTCTGCTTCAATCATTGTACTACCACTTCACCTTGTTTGTTGACCTTTACTCGTTTTGCCTGTCCACCTAAATTGTACTCGCCTCTTGTTCTTCCTGATTCGGCAAAAATGTCATCAAAAACACCACTCTCTGTTCGTTTGTAAAATTTATTAATTCTGTCTTTTGAAGTTTGTTGCCTTAATTTAGCCATTTCTATAAGAGTGTCTTTGTTTAAGGACACCCTTCCTGTTAGCACTTCTTGCATAAACTCACGTTCTGCTGGTGTATCTAAGCCCCTTGCACCTATGCCCAATGTCTTAATCATGCCAAAAACTTCGCTCCCCATACGAGAGGTCATAAACTCTGTGTTCATAATCCTTTTTCTAAGGTCTGGATCACTAGCCACTAGCTCTCTAAGTTTTAATAACCCCAACCTTAAATCTGCTGCTGCTCCACTTTCAAATTTATAATCTGGGTTTTCTAAATCTACTAATAGTGATGTTGCCTTTTCATAACTACCTATTGCAGCATCAGCTTGACCAATCGCCATAACTTTCATTTTTACAGCGGCTTCTTGTTCTGGCTTTATCTTTGATGCTGCTCTTAAATGTTCTAAAGTTCTTACATCAAATCCTTCAATTTGGTCAAAGCTTTTAACTTCTCTTGAATTTTCACCAAATTGTTTTACCAACCCTTCCCGAAAACGATATTTTTGTATATCGGCAGCATCTTTACTAGTTGATAATGTAGTTGGAAATAAGGCTTCTGCTTTTTTTTCGGCAAATTCATCTGTAAATGCCTGTCCAAACAAGTTTTCTTTTTCAACCTGTGACATGGTGTCAGTTACATTGCCCATATCATCCGTTTGCTCCATACCACCCATCATGTTAGGGCTATAAGTTCCTGTTCTTGGTATGTTAAAAAATGCCTCTCTTGCTTTCTTTAATCTTGCAACTTCAGCTAGCTTCATCTGCTGTGCTTTTAATTCTACCTGTGCAGATTGCGCTTGCATATCAGCTAATTGGTCTGCTTTGTTTATTTGTGTTTGTTGACCAAACCCACGATTAAACTCGCCAAATCCCCGTGTTAATGATTGTGCAAATGAAGTTGGCATTGTTGGATCAGGGTTTCGAAACCCTTGACCAGCCGCCCCTAACCCTGAGAACAGAGCTTGCATACGATCATCTTGTGATGGATTTAAAAGATAATTTGGTTTTTTAGCCATTTGGTTTCTGCCTTCTATCTTATTGGAAATGGCCCTTTTGTGCCAAATAAATTACCAGCGGTGTTGCCAATACTTAGCCCTGCACCTAAATAATCAGCGGCTTTATCTCTATAAAGAGGCTCATTTTTTATTGCTGTGTTGTATCCACCACCACTCACCAATGCCATGTATTGCGCTAATGCGTCTTTTGGAGCCTGTTGAGCGTAATTAAATCGACTGATGTCATCTTGTAGAATATTGCCCGCCATTGACTCTTGCTCTACACCAACGCCTTTAAGGGCTTGGATGTCAGTGTAGTCTTGTGAGGCTAACTGAGGGGCTAATTGTGAGGCTTGAATCTGTCGTTGACGTTCATCACCATAAATCTGCAAGCCCATATTTGTAGCAATGTCACCCATCTGATTAGCAACTGTTTCGCCAGCACGTTCTTGTTGTCTCGCTTGCAGCCCAGAGCCAAAACGCCCAGCGTTATTAAAACCTGATTGGATGCCTGGGATAACATCCTCTTGAAAGCGTTGTGCCAATGGGGCAGTGGCGTTCTTTATTGCTTGCGCTGCGTATGGGTTGCCAGCCGTCAAGTAATCGCCTTGTGCAGTTTGTTGCACTTGATTTTGTGCTGCCTGCGTTACAGGAGACCCAGCTAATGCTCTATTTTCTTGCAATCCTAACGCTTGCAGAGATGTAGGCGAAAATGGAACCACCGTAGAATTTGGATAATATTCACTTGGTTGTTCTAAAATATCCGTTTTAGCACGTTCAAACCCAGCCTCTAAAAATGGCTTTTGACCAGCATATGGCTCGTTGCTAGTTGTTGTAACTTTGGATGTATAGGGTTGTTCTCCGCTAGACATTACACCTGTCTCCTAAGTGGGGCTAAAATAAAGTTATTGTTTTCATCCCAGCGTTGTCTTTGAAACGCATAAGGCGTGGACATTTGCGGGTTGCCTACCATAGTGGGAACAACAGATGCTGTCTGTGGCCTTGGCGGCAATATGTATCCGTTATTGATGCGAGGTGGCCCACCACCGTTATCGTCCATGCTTGGGGCTGGCGCAGTTGGTTCACCCATTTCAGCATACTGTGAATTGTCTGAATTAATGCCGTAAGTGTCTTGTGCGTTCATTGCTGCTTGTACTGCTGCTTGTGCTGCCGCAGTTACGCCTTTGCCTACTAAAGAATTTCCTATGAGGCCAAATGGAGACGCATAACTTGCAATTGTACCAAGCGCATCTGGCACAGCGGCCATTGGATCAAACCCCACTTCGTTAGATACCATGCCTCTGTCGTCGCTAACCGTAGCATTGGTAACTCCAGGCACGAATCCTAGCATTGTGTTGGCAAAACTATTTTTGCTTTTTGTAGCGTCATTTAAACTTTGCTGTTGATTTTCAGCCAAGGACATTAAATTGTCCATTTGCTCTTCTTGTTGTTGAGCAAAAACTGGGTCTTCTGGTATACTTCGCGCCATCACTTGATTAATTTCGTTTTGTTCTTGTTGTGACAGTTGCCCGAAAGATGGCGCAGGGCTTGGCGCAAAACTTAATGACATTGAATCTTCGTAACCTAATGTGTCATCACCGAATTGCCCACCAGCTTCTCCTGTGCCTGGGCTGTACCCACTAAACGGATCAGAATAATTTGGCGAATTTATATCGCCCGCATCCGTAGCGTCATCAAAAGAATCTGGACCCAGACCAGCGGCTGCCATCTCCCCCATTGTCTCAGCGTCTGTTATATCACCACCTGGACCTCCATGACCACCTGGACCAGCATCAGAACTCATTGCAAATTACTCCAAAACGTCTTTGCTTCAAATGTCTTCGCCATTCAGCTTTTTTGTAATTTGGAAATTGCTGCTTGACGATACGTGTTAGTTTTTTCGTATGCCCGAACGGTGCGACAAAGTCCATGAAGACTAATCTATCACCGCTACTCCAGCTATCTGGTTGCATAGTATAATCACCATTTAGAAACTTGTCACCAATTTCTTTGTCCATGAAAGCCCAAGAACACCAAGCAACTAAATATCCGTTTTCTACAATGCCGACATATTGATTAAGATTTACAGGAGGAATGATACAGCGGGTAATCTGATTGATCTGCCACTTACAATGTGTTTCAGATTGTGACAATAGGTGCAGAACGTGGTCAAGCATCAACCCATCCAGCCACCAGAGCGAGGCTTGTTGTGTTGCTTCTTAGCTGATTTTCTTATGATCGATGGGAACAATTCTGTCAGCAGCCAGACCATTGCGTCACATCTGTCGGGGCTTCCGTTGCCTTCATAGCCACCCGCTGTCATTTGACACATCTGGCTTTCTAGTTCTGGAAAACTACCAACGTGGCTCACTTGATTAATCGCATACATAGCACTTATTGGCTCTGCTCTGACATGCTTGCCCCTGGTTGCAACAACATCGATTATTTTGATAGATGGCCTTACAGTCTGCAACGTATGCCGGACCATATCGCCGCCTTGGTTGCGCTCCACCACTATAGCATCAGCGTCATATTTGTCATAGGTTGCCACGGCTCGCTCTGCCCATTGCTGCGGGCTACCATGAATTGAAACGTCATCAATGATGTAGCCCCGTCCGTCTTCGCCTACACCGCCAGCAATAATGCCATGCTCATCACTGTGATCTGTGTTGCTTATGGCTGGGTCTACGCTTACCAGTATTCTTTTAAGTGGTGGTATCTCATGCCGTCTGTTTTCGTGAATATTCGCCATGTTCCAGATAGCACCAACAGCTTGAGGCGCATATTCGCCCAGCCAAATATGTGCAAATCTATCAGGACTATTTTTCCTGTCCATCTGCATTTCTTCAACCATCTCATGCGGCAAATACTCGTTATTTTCATAAGTAACTTTGCGAACAATTGAGTTGTCAGGTGGTGACAATCCCCTAAAAAACTTGTCTACAGGGTCAGAGGCGTGGTGGGGGTTCCAGCTAAACCATAGCTCTGAGCTTGGCGCACGAATGGTTGGACGTATAAGCTCTAATGACCTCGCGCTAAACACAGACGCTTCCTCAACCCAACAAACGCTGTAATTTTCATATGACTTAACGCTCTCGCTGTTTTGCTGGTTCATGCCTGTAAAACTTATAACACCTCCCCCAGGGGTTGCTATTTCGTCATGCTTAACATTAAACCTAGCCCCATAGCCCATAACATTGATCTTATCCTCCAGTAATCGCTTGGCACTTTCTTTCAATGACTTCTGTACCTCACGAACACACAGCCCACGAAAGCCAGTATTCATAGCAGCGTTGGCAATCATGCACTCTGCAAAGAAATGAGACTTGGCACTAGCCCTGCCGCCATATAACGCCTTGTAACGACTTGGCTCTAAAAGATCATTGAAGACACTAGACGCTGCACCTATTTGATAGACTGCTTGCCCCACAATATTATTGGCCCTCCATCAGTGCCTGTGTGTTCCAATTTAGTCACGCCGTCTAAGCCATACATCCTGGCTATCTTTTCAGTCGCTGATACGCTCACGTTTAGTTGTGGGTTCTCAAGTGTTCGTGCTGTTTCCCTGTCACGCTCATACTCTTGGCGTATTGCATCTCTCGTTATTTCGCACTTGTCTGCGTGTTTCTGCATTTCTTTTTCGACCACTAACCTAACCTTATCTTTACTTAACAATCGAGATGCTTGATTTTCTGCTGTTGCTGGTGAATAACCCACACGAATAGCAGCCTGTTTACCATTCCTGTCTATTAGGTACTCTTTGATAAAAGCCTTTTGTTTTGGTGTTAGCTTGTTTTGCATTTAAACATTGCTCTTAATAATCTCTATATACCGATACGGGTCTTGTTTGTGCAACCTTGATTTTTTTGAATATGCAGCAAATTCGTGACTAAAAGCTCCATAACAATGAATTGTCGTGTTGTAAATAGCCATGACGTAATACATTCTAAATCCCCAAAAGTTCCAAAAGCAAGTAAAGCAACAAGCTGCTAGTGTCTAGCCCCATCAAATCCACTCCTGTCTGTGGCGTATCCAGAGCCTAACCTTGCGAGTCAGTTTGTGTAGTAACCTAGTCATTTACATTTTCCTTTTTCTGGTAGCTCTCAATTACGTCAGCTTCGTAATCGTCAAAATCTACCAACACCCGTCCACCGTATTTCTTAGGCAAGTCTACTTCTTCAGAGGCAATCTTCCGACCTGGCCTGTTTATGTACAAGTCAAAGCTTCTGCCAAATTTAAGAGGTCTCATCAGCCATAGTCTTTGCGGTCTTCCTCGTTATTGTATGCCTGGTTGTAGGAGTCAATCTGGGCTTGTGTAAGCATAGATGCTGGAACTCTAATTCCACCTAAAGGTGGCCCTTGCCAGTAATGTGGGTCACGAGGACTTTGGTAGTAAGCGTCTGCTGACCCTCTGTCTTCTGGTGAGCCGTGTTTCATAATACTATCAACCCCGCATAAATCATTGCAAAAATTAAACTTGCTGCTAAAAAATTTTCCATGTCACGCCCTCTGCCCATAACAATCGCTTCCTCTGTACGGAAACCAGCCATAGCTAAGGCTTTTAATGCAAAGCATAATCCCACCATTCTCATAGCGTACAAATTTATATGGTGCGTCTATGCGCTTGCACTCGTTTATTGCTACTTGGTAGCTCCAAGGTTGGCGGCGATTTGAGTTGTAATATGTCATAATCAAGTTCCTCGTTTGATTGGTGTTTCGCTGTTCGTCTTATTATATTGCCATATTACTATGATATAGGCAAGCCCTATTGTTAATTAAATGTAATTATTATCCATTGGCCTTGGTAACGCTATTCCCATCTCGGTAGCGGTACGCTCTATGCCCTCAAGGTAAGCCGTCATCTCTTTTACTTTGAGCTTCTTGGTACTGTAGACCTCAACTAAGCCAGAGGGAGTCTGCATGGTAATCGGGATCAACAATTTTCTCATAAATTCCTCGTGGATTTCCTCTGTCGTATAGCCAAGGTCATCAGCGATAATGCTGTACCATTTCCACATCAAGCTATTTTGCTCAAGGCTTCTGTTGCGTTTGTAGGGCTTGATAGTAACCTCGTAGACTGTCGCTATGTCTAACGCCTTGATAGTGTCGAGTGCATGGTTGCGTTGGCGTTCTTCTCGTATGTAAATCTTATCGGACATTACTTGA